GTTTAACTGATCCTGCTTCGGTGGTATGGGAAATCATCCCCTATAGCTTCGTTGTCGATTGGTTCCTACCGATCGGTAGTTACCTGGAGAATTTAAATACTATCCCGGAATTACAGGGACGGTTTATGACTATAAAAGTCAGAAAATTCAACGGGTCTGCACTGAATGTTAATAAGGCAGTGACGTGGACAAGTTTGCCCACGACACACAATTCGCAATTTTATTTTACGCGAACTGTCTCTACTGCATTGAGTGTTCCGAAGCCGGTATTCGAAAGTTTACCAGATGCCATGAGTCCCAGTAGAATCTGGAACGCATTGGCGTTAGTAACTCAGCGATTACGCTAGCACGTTTCTTGATCATACGTTAATTGATCATATATCGTATCACCCCTTAGTAGGAGCCTTATAATGGCCACAATGACAAATTTACTAGTCAAAGACGATGCAAACCCTTTAGTTGAACAGACTTTAGTTCCTATTACTGATTCACCGGAACCGTTTTGGCGTTCTTCAATGGCAGGAGTGCCATTTGAAGGTCAAATACGGTTACATCAATCAGTAGTGAAACAAAAGAATGGCAGCTATAAGGTTACTGCAAAGTTGGAAGTGCCGGTAATGGAGACATTAGGCGCATCGGGAACGTCGTTTGGTTACGTTGCCCCTCCCAAAGTAGCTTACGTTAATACGGTCATCGTTACGATGTTCGCGGATAGACGTAGTACTGTTGCGGATAGGAGCAATGCACTGAAATTGACGTTAGGTTTGTTAGCGGGTGCTTCATCGGTTACCGCAACTGGTACCCTTAACGGGGCCAGTGCAGCGGATGCGGTGAAGAACTCAACTGCAGCATTTCCGCAGTTATTCACAGGCCTGATTCTTGCTAGCTGATTCAGCTAGTTAACTAATCCCGGACGGTTAAGTCCGTTCGTCCTTACCTTAGGAGGTAAAGTATGGATTATATTAAAGAATTCCCGATCGATAAATCCTTAATCATTATCGGACGGTTAGTCGAGACTTGCGCTCGTTTAGGTGGACCTCTATCTCAAGAATTACGAAAGTTATTCTTGAATGGAGATTATCTAGGCTTAATCAATTTTTCATTTGATTATTCCAAAGATTATTCGTGTGACGATTTTTTATATGCTCGTCAAATTCAAGCTCTCTTGTCAAAACAAGAGTGGCTTGATTTGGGGATTGATAAAGAAGCTGTTGCCTTTACCACTTTTATGAATGCAGAGAAACTTTGTGAAGAAACAAACCTTCGCTTTCGTGGTGATCTATCTGATGTTTCATCAGATGTTAACGCCGTATTACACGGTGCTAGCAGAAAAATAGCCACTACGCTTGGTGAAGTCCCTTCGTTATCTGATCTTGATTTCTCATTCGGTCCCGGCGCCACAACCAACGTGAAACGAGCGCGGTCTAATCCTAGGATTAAACTTGAAGCTCATTTAACATGTAGTCATGAATTTGTTCCTCATGCAAAGGAATTCTTAGCAGAATTCCCGAGTTGGACGGAGTCTCATGTTGATGAAAATCGTCAACTTAGGCTATATCCGTCTCATGGGAAACTTCAATTCGTGCCCAAAAGTTCCAAAACAATGCGGTCTATCGGAGTTGAACCAACCCTTAATGGCTTTGGCCAACAAGGAATTGGTAAATACATCCGAAAAAGATTGCAACGTGCTGGAATAGATCTAACTGATCAGACTAAAAATCAAAAGTTAGCCTGCAAAGGAAGTATCGACGGTAGCTTAGCTACAGTTGATATGTCTAGTGCAAGTGATACAATTGCTTATGGTTTGGTCATGCATTTACTCCCTTGGGATTGGTTCAATTTATTGGACAAATTCCGTACGGGTTCGGTTACGTATAAAGATAAAGTTATTCATCTTCACAAATTCTCAAGTATGGGTAATTCTTATACTTTTGAACTTGAGTCGTTGATATTTTATTCTTTAGCGTACTCTACTTGCACCCATATGGGGTTAGACCCTAAAGTAGTCAGTGTCTATGGAGACGATGTTATTATCCCCGTAGAAGCTATGACTCTCTTTGACGAGGTTTTGAAAGTGTGTGGTTTCGTTATTAATTTAACGAAGTCATACTTTCAAGGCCCGTTTCGGGAGAGTTGTGGTGCTGACTACCTAGGTGGGATAGATATCCGCCCATTTTACCTAAAGGATCAGGTATCATGTCGCGTACTCTTTAACATGCATAATTGGTTTATTCGACATGGCGAGCCTGCGCTTGCAGACGAAGTCTTGAAGAATATTCCAGACCATATGAAGATTTTCGGTCCTGACGGATACGGTGATGGCCATTTAATTGGTTCTTACCGACTCCGAGGTAACCGGAAATTAAAACGTATGGGGCATGAAGGAGGCTTTTTTGACACTTTCGTTGCTGTCAGTAAACGTATTCAAATGCGTGAACTGAGCGACTGGGTGTACCCCGTGTACTGTATCTATGTGTCTGGAAACAGCCCTGATAAGGCCATATCCGAACACGATATTGTACCCGGAGTGAAGTTCTACAAAAAAGTATCTATCTACACACTGAAAAGATCAATTTTTAGCTTTTAGTTAAATTTTGTTCTCCTTTTGGTGACGACTTTTTAGTCGGTTAGTTATCGAACTCGTATTTGAGTTCGTAATGGAAGTAATTTCTTCCTACTCCCATGCTGAAATGCATGGGTGGTGGTCCTCTTTGGACTATAGTG